ATATACCGGGGATGATTTGTCCTGTTGTTGCGTAAGCACCTACTGCTGCTACGAATCCGAGCATAGCTGCCCAGCCGTTAAATCTTTCTGCTTCGTTTGTCATAATTGGATGTTTGTTAATTGGATAGTTTGGAATGACTCTGGGTGGAGTCTCAGTTCCGAATAAATTGAGTGGTTCGTTAGTCATTATTTTTTCTTTGATTTTCTTTTGTAAGGTTTTGCTGTTTTCGCTGCCCGTTTAAAGTTAGCGGCGGTGGGAGAGCCCTTAGAACCCACCTTTCTCATTTTCTCACCAGAGCCAGCGGCGATCCGCTTACGCTTGGCGTGGATGTTTGCGTACAATCCTCGTTTAGCCATGTGTCTCTCTATAATAGTGCGTGACCACTAGCATTTCCACTTACGTAGAGCTAGTGCTTTGCGTGTAGGTTTGCCATTTGGTTTTTTCATTGGTCCTTTTACTCCACTCATGCGAGCACAGAAAGAACGCTTACGTGCACCACCTCCGGGCTGTGGTGCTTTGAGGTTAGAGCCGGTAGCAGCATTGTACTTCTTTCTACCGGCTGCTGTCAGTCCACCTGAGCGAGACTTGTGCTTACCCATTTTGAGACTGACATTCTTTTTCTTTACTGCCATTACATTCTACCTCCTATACCACTGATTGTCAACCCAGTTCTTAACATTGTTGTAGGAATTTGAGTTAGAGCAGCAGCAGTTTTTAAAATTTTTAGTGTGTTTCTTCCTAAGTTTTTATAACCAAAGCCACCTATCGGTGTCATGTCTTTTTCTTCCTGAGTTTGTGGACGTTCAAAGATTGGTTGTCCTCTCATGTCTCGGTCAGGGGTAACAAAAGGACCAGTTGGTATAGGTTTAAATTTTTCACCCGTAGTACCACCACTAAACTTTGGATCTGCTTTAACTTTTTTATTAGCACGTTTCTTAGGGTTGTCCCTGTTACCTTTGTAAGTCATTACACTTCGTTTACATTGTTTGGACCAAGAATTTTCTTGATTGGATTTCTGTTAATGTCTTCTAAAAAAATAGTATTCTTGACAGCATCCTCTCTATGGTATACTTTCTTGCCATACTTTTTCTTCTTGTTCATTACTTTTTATTTTTATTTTTCATGATGGCAGCCGCAACTTTTGGTCGTTTTTTTGCGAGTGCGGCTAGTCCCTTTGACACCTTCTTTTTGGGTCTACCCTTCTTACTTCCGTATGTTCCTTTTCCTTGTGGCATAATTAAAAGTCCAAATTAGATCTGTCAAGTTTTTCGATGATGTCTTGCCTGTAGGCAGGGTCTCTATCATACCTCTTATCACTCATGGCTGCTACTAATTCAGCCTGACTTCTGAAGACATCTGTGTCTCCCTTCGGTGCTTTACCTGTATACATCTTACCTTCAAATCCGTTTGCTGCTTCGTACTGTGACTTAAGTCCAGATACTGCTATCTTGATAGCGTCTATGCTACCTGAGTTGACAATACTATCAAAGGCTTCCTGAGATTTTTCATCTAAGTTAGTGTTAGCCCATGATATTAAATTATCATACTGAGCTTCGCCACCCGCAGAGTTTTTAATATTGTTAATATCTGACTCGGATAAGTCTGCTACCGCAGCTTTGTTTTTAAAAGCATCAGTATCTTGTACCTCTAGATAAGCTTCGACTAGCTCTTTGCTAGACATACCAGAGAACTTTTCTAATGTTTCCTCTGATAGCTTACCATCATTTGCATAGTATTCATCGTTAGCGGAGGAGATAAGAGAAGCCCCATCGCTGAGGCTAGTCTCTTCTGTCTCTTCCGTCGCACTTGTTTGTTCTACATCTTCTGCTGGCTCATTAGAACCTAACTTTTTCTGTAGCTCTACGTATGCTTTTTCTAGTTCTTGTGCGTCTTTGTACTTACCAGCTAACAGTTGTTCCTGTTCTCCAACAAGCTTTTCACCAACGGCAAGAGAGTCTTGCTCGTCAGCGGTAAGGTTGTCAGTTAGGGTTTCTGTCTGTGGTGTAGTATCTACTGTAAATGTTTGTTGTTCTGCCATTACTGTTCTGGTGGTGTTGCTTCTGGTGCTAGTCCGGCGTCAGATAACCCTTGTGGATTTTTAGTTGGGTCCATGAGGGGGCTGCTAGCTATCGAACCAGCTTGTTTGATTAAGCCCTGCTGTGCTGCCATAGCTTGTTGCTGTTGCATCTCAGCTTCCATAGTCTCTGGAGACTTGATTAGATTTAATACATCTATACCTTGTGCAGCTGCCAATCTCTTGATAGCTTCTGAAGGGTCAACGTATTTCATGAGAGCTTCTGGTCCTAGTGTCTGTGCAATAGTACCTATAAATTGTGTCAACGCTTGTTGATCTTGTCCTCTACCTAAGCTGTTAATACCAGCTACGATTTTAGGTCGTACTAAATCTTTAGGTAGTTTAGGTATTTGATTACTACGTTGTAATACTAATAGTATTCTATTGAGGTAGGGTATAAGAAACTCTACAGTTAACAATGAGTATAGTCCGCCGAGTGACTGCTCTAGCTCGAGCTGTGTCAGACGTACCTCTTCTGCTGTTACTCTCTCTGCCTGTCTTACATTCATAACTAAGAAGGCTTCAAGTATTCTTTTTTCTATCTGTTGTACCATTTGTGACGCTGTCGCAAAGTCAGCTGTCTTACCTACCTGTACAACTCCTACATCCTCTGGTCTACCTTGTATGATAGCACCATTCCCTGCCTTTGACAAGGTTTGTGGTTTAGTTGTAGAGGATGGTGACACAAGAAATATAACTTTACTTGCTACACTAGCTCCCTCTACGAGAGCCTGAGATAATCCATCAAGACTACGTAAGTCTCCGATAAACTCTTCTACTCTGCCACGTCCATAGTCTTCACCATCGACTGTGTTGAAACGAAGAACTAACCATGGTGAGGTGTTCTTAGGTGCTGTACTTCGGCTACCGGGTAAGACTATATCGTCTACTTCCTGATGCCATGTCCAGCGTCCACTACTCTCATCCATCTTAACGCAAGTGTATACTTCAGCGTCGTCTTCGTATGAGTCTGGTGCGTTTGGTCCAGCTTCTGGAGGCTTAGGCAACTCAAGACCTAACACCTTACGACTAATCATTTCTTTAGTAACGATCTCTATGACGTTACCATTACCATCTCTGTTAACTACATACCTATTAAGTGGGTAGTGTTTCAAGCCATCCTTGCCCATAAATATAAGAGCGTTGCCTGATACAATTAGATGTTTCAATGCTTGATGGACTACAACTCTGTCATTAGATGCAGCAATGTAATCCATGATACTACGTTCTATTTTTGAGAACGATAGGTCTAGCTCGCTTCTCATTTCTGGTTCAAGCTCTTCTCCTATCTTGTCATCCCTGACTTGTAGTTTAAAGAAGGCTGTCTGTGGTGGTAAGAGAGCTAGCATTAGCTTTGCAGCTAGCGTGACTACAGCTTTAGCACCAACTGATTGGTAGGGTTGAAGTAAAGTCTTCGTACCCTTGTAGGTCACGTCACGTGTTACGAGGTATGGTAAGGTAAGTTCAGAGGCTTCTACAGCAACGTCTAAGAACTGTGATCTGTCCGAAGATAGTTTGCTGTATAATTCTCTGGCTTTATACATTTAGTCCTCCAGTACCGGCTCCACCGCCGCCACCTGTGTTTACATTTATTTTAAGAGCATCAGTACCTGTTTTTTTACCAGCTGATGGTGCTCCTTTCTTTGCTCCAGATCCGTAAGCTACTTCAGCTGGCTGATCTGGGTCGAGAAGTTCTTTCTTCTCTGGTTTTACAGCTTCTTGTTTTTGCTGTTGAACCCTAGGCTGATAAGCCTGTGGGGTTGGTAGTGGGGTCGATTGTCTCTGACCTCCTCCAAATACACACATTAGATTTCTTCTACTATAGATTTTATATATTGTACCACATCCTGTTGACCAGAACGGTACATGATGGAGGCTAAGTCCTCCTTGGGGTGGACGGGATGCCAAGCGAACTTGGCTTCCAGATCCTCTACCAATTTCTGTAACTTTTCTGAATGAAAGTTAAGCGTATTGGGGTAGGTTTGTGTTTGCATGTTCAAAGAACGCTGGCATACGAGCTGCTTTTGTGTCAGAAAACTGTGGGGCTTTGCCCTGATACATTAACTGAT